CCAAGCTGATGAGTCACGGAATACTTGAGTTGTAATTAAATTATAACTACCTACGTTTGCATCACGAAGTTCAATTGAATCGCCAGCGTTGTTTGTAGTTATTCCAAAACCAAAAGTATCTTGTTGGGAAGAAGCACCGCCTACTAAAGTTTCAAAAACAGATGGATCGGTAATAATTCCACGTTTTACCCACATTGAAATAGTAAAGATTTTATTGTTAGTTGGGCTTGCTACACTTGTTCTATTTAAATAAGCAGAAGCGCTACTTCTAAATCGTAAAGATTTAGTTAAGTTATATCCACCAGAAGGAGCAGCAGTTTTGCGTGAGCTAAACATTAGAAATTCTGTCCGTAAATAGCGCCAAAGGTGCTTGTTCCGTCTTGATAAAAGTTAAAAATATCTACTTTTCCGTTTACGGCAGTAGGTGTTGGCGTAGTACCGCCAGCCCATCTTAATGTTGTTCCACCAGCCCAAGTGATCGTGCTGTTACTGGTGTAGCTTGCCATGACAGTAAAGCTCTTTCCAGATACCGAAGCTGGCAAAGTAATTGTGGTTGCAGCGTTAATTGCCACATTCTGAAATGTACCGTTAGCAAGGCTAATGGTCACATTACCTGTAGTTGCTTGGATAGTTTCGGTGTAGTTAACGACAGTTGCGTTCGTTAGCGTTAAGTTACCGACAGTTGTGATCGTGTTTCCGATAGCGACTGTAGCATTACCAATTGTTACATTGGCGTTAGGGCTTCCAGTAATTGTGGCGTTAGTTAAAGTTAAATTACCGACTGTAGTAGTGGTATTCCCTAATCCTACGGAAGCGTTACCAAGTGTAGCGTTGGTTGCAAAATTTTGATCTAGCTGGACTAACGGAATCGAAGTCGTTGCGTTAGCAAATATATTAGGCACACCCATTTAGAACCTCACTCTCAATTCATGTTCAAATTCATAACCGTTGTAGATAAATCCAGCGCTATTAGATGTTACAGTCATTCCAAGATATTTTCCATAGTTTGAAGCATCAGATTTGAATAGCTGGTAACCGCTAGCATCCCATCCAATTGTTGCTCCAGAGTTATTTATCCAAGGAATTGTGGTCAAATAAATATTGGTCCAACCGATCAAACTCGATAGCGTATTGACGGGTTCAGAACCAACTTCACTATCAACCGTAGCCGTTAATGAAATAGCGTTTAGATAGTTAGTCGCTTCAATAGCAACTTTTAAAGCCTGTTTTGTGCGAATAGGATCACCCATCGGCATCAAAGCAGTCTGCACAATGCTGCTAATTGAGCTGTTAGCATTGGCGTAAAGCTGATAAAGCTGGTTTGATCTAGTGCCAAAAAGGGTTAATTTACCCCCTACAGGCACATAAGTCATGTAGGCAAGATCATCACCTTGGCTTGTAATAAACCATTTTTTCTCAAAAAACACTGCCTGAACATACCGATAGCTGTTTGTAAATTGGCTATCAAAGTATCTAAAGTTAAATGCAGCGCACAAAATATTGTTAATCAATACCTGACCAGCGTAAACAGGGCTTGTAAAGTCAATATTAGGAATAATTCCATCCAAAGAATCTGAAATCTTGGATGTAGTAGAACCAACCAGTGCGTAAACACCATAATCGTTCATAAACAATACAGAACGGAAGTACGGAAAAATAGCATCTGGTCGCTTAGAACCAACGGAAGCGCTCACATTGGTGTTGGTAAATAGGGTTATCCCTGATGAATTAACAACTACATCGGAGAATACATTGATGGAATCATCGCCAAAAATGTACAAAAAGTTGTTAGCGGATAGCAGTTGGATGATGTTTCCGTGTAGCGTACTGTCAGTTAGTGTCACAGCACCCGCTGAAACGCTTGTAAAGTCGCTATATTCACCCGCAGCAGAGTAGGTGACAGTTCGCCCTGTTGCCACCCAAACACGCCCTGAGAAGGTCGCTATTGCGTTATTGGTTTGAGTGTTTACTACACCTGAGAGCTTAGCAGCAGTTGTTGCACCGCCACCTGAAATACTGACCACTAAATTGGCAGTATTGGTGTATCCAGTACCAGGGTTTGTCATTACCACTTGAGTTACGGTATTGCCTGAAATAATGGCAGTTCCCGCAGCTCCCGTACCACCACCTCCTGTAATGGACACTACGGTATTAGAAGCGTTGATATACCCTGCGCCACCATCAATCACATTGATTGTGACAGTGCCAGTAGCAAAGGTCTGGATGCCAGCAATCGCTGTAGCTCCTGTACCGCCACCACCAGAAAGAGTTACAGTCAGGTTTGCAGCATTGGTATAGCCTGTACCACCTACTACAAGGCTAACTGATCCCACATTAGAACCGCCTGATACCAAGGAAGCTGTAGCGTTAGCCTGTACACCACCTGTTTGATCTGGACCTGAGATCACCACATTGGGTGCAGAAGTGTAGCCAGTTCCAGGGTTGGTAATAGCAATTACGCCAACTGCGCCAATAGATACTGTATTGTTTCCATCCCAAGAGAACATACCCTTGCTAGGATCAATAACCAACATTCTGTCGTTGTACCACTGGGTAGCGTTTACTCCAGCTCCACTAAATGTGCCAGCAGACGCTACATTCCCGAAAGTATTGTCTTGGATGCGATAGTACTGTGCCGAACCGTCAGATTGAAATGCAATGACATAATCATTTAGACCAATGTTCATTGAGGTCAGATAAGTGACCGTATTGGAAAAAGTAACTGTAGCGTTAGCAATTTGAACAGGATTGCTATTGGGTACAATTTTTAGGTTGGCATAACCAACTGGTTGAGCGTTTTCCACCCAAGAAAACTCAGTTTCATCAATAGCGGTGCGGTTCGCCTTAGTGTTAAGCCCTTTAAATTGCTTAACAACTTGGTACGATTTTTTCTGTTCCGCAGCAGCCATGTCTTAGTATGGACTTGAGTAAACGCTAGGAACTCTACGGGTAAATACCGTATTGAGGACTGATTGAGCGTGTTTTTGATACTCTTGCTTATAAATCTCTGCTTCACCAAAACTCTGCTCGTAGTATTTAGCAAGATACGCTGCATAAAACTGCACTGGGGTGTAGTAAGGATCTGTAATGGTATCGGTAACGGTTGAATTGGCTAATGTCAAAGGATTAGGCAATACTACGCAATCAATCTCTAATTGATAGACTTGATCGGGTACTGGACCTATGTAAATCTGCCCTTGACCATAAATACTGAAGCACAATGGTCTGCCAATGTAGTTTTGCCAGAATCTTAGGCGTGCATTAAAGTCTGACCAAGGCAAATAATCAAGCGGTACACGGGTGTTTCCCCAGTACAGATTGATATTGATAATATCTAAAATAGTGTTGCCAGAACTAGGCGTAAGTGGGCTAGATCCGACTAAATTAGTGAGCGCTGCATACGAAATATTTTCCGCATTACCGACATATTGCAAGGTAGCTGTGCCATCTGCAAACGATGTGCTTGGAGGATAGTTGTTGTAATTGTTTTGTGTTGCTTGTGGGTACGGAGGAGCTGAGCTTCCTGAAGTACCGCTTGTAACATATTGATAAGTATAGATATTACTAAAAACAAACTGACCAGCAGTAACGGCAGTATTCGCCACCCATTGTGTTGGGTATGCGGGTGATGCACTATTTATTGTAGCTGTAGGTGCGACCTGACACGGTACTTGCGTAACGATAATTTCACGCAAAGCGCCTGTATCTCGTACTGTTCGCTCCCGTGCTTCGTTAATGTAAGCAGTTAACTGATCGTCAGTGTAAAAGTTTGCATTAGCATCGTGGAGCAATCTACGAACTTGTGTAATGTAGCTCGATAAGGTTGCCATTTATGATCCATAAATCATGCTACCGCCTGAAGGACTTTTCCCCTTACCCGCTTTTCAGCAGGTAGGGGTACTCTTTCCACCAACGGGGATAACGATTGGTTCTTTTTGGGTGCTTCGGTGGAGAACTCCCACTGAGAAAGGATCTCTAAACCCTTTTCTAAGTCGTTACGGGAGATCACCCATCCTAGCCTAGCCAAATACGGTTCTTTGTCATCTTCTCCGTAACCGAATACATGACGAGCTACATTGAGGGGAATCTCTACAGTTTCACCCTTTTTAAACTCATAAAACACACCACCATAACCATCGGTGAGCTTTTTATCAGAATTGTTAGTTACGAAGATAGTTGACATATTAGAAACTCACTACATCGCCATATACGGCAATGGTTGCAGTGTTAGCGACATTACCGCTACCAGTGTTCACATTGACATACAGAGCTTGGGTTGTAAAACCAGTAATAGCAGAACTGCTGTTATACGGACTTGCAATTGTAAGGTCTTGATAAGTACCAGGACCAGTCAAGTTGCTAAGAGTTGTATTTGCTACTACAGCGTTAGAGATGTTGCCGTCAGAGCTAGTAGTTACAGAAATAATCACATTCGAGATATTCCCGATTGGATTGTTCAAAGTAATTCTACGCACAATAACGCCACCAGAACCAACAGTTGCATTAGCATTAGTTAAGCCACCACCTAACAACGGCAGGGTGATACCAGTAACGGTAGCGTTTCCTGTCGTGTTAAGTGCTGTAGCTTGCTTAACAGCAATACGACCATTCCCGAATGAATCAAGGTAAAACTGTGATACTGAATCAGGATTAGCCATTTATTGCTCCTTAGCTTGCGTTGAAAGTACCAGAAACAGCTTGTCCACCGTTCACAGTTGCCAATGTAATTGTGCTGTTTGTAGTTGCGTTAGCAGCCACATTCACACCATCGGAAACGAGGAATGTTGAACCAGAGTTGTTCGCTAATACAGTTGTCCAAGTTGCAGCATTGGTAGTTGTGTTATACGCAGACACAGCAGAAATGCTCACATTGGTGTTTGGAAACAGAATGTAAGAACCTGCTGGAATGACCACACCAGGAGAGGTAACGGTCAAGGTAGTTAACTGCCAATACGCACCAGGGGTGTTCGTATTAGTACTGGTGATTAGGATTTTATTTAAACCGAGTGACATGGTATTTGCTCCTTATAAAGAAATAGAGTTATAACCCTGCACTCTGGTCATTGACTTAGGCTTGGTGCTTACTAATTCAGCAATCATCAAGACAGCGCCAACATAACCAATCTGCCAGTTAGGTAGAGTTGATTCAAATCCAGTAAATACGAATGAACCTTGATCGTGAATATACAAGCTCATGTAGTTACTGTTAATGAAATACAAAGTACCTTCTGGGCAGTAAGGATCTGGGTAAATAGGAACACCAGCGACCATCAAAGCACGGAAAGCTGCTTGAGGACCGTTGGAATCGCCATCAAAGCCATGTCCAGGGGTAATTACATATTGCTCTTGACCAACATAGTCTTGAGCGAGGAGTGTCCAAGTACCGAATCCGCAAACACCAAAAGTAGGTACTTCAGCACCTTTCTTAACTGTTCCAGAAATGTATTGGAGTACATTTTGACGAGTTGGGTTTACTGAACCTGCATTGTAAACTTTAGACTGCCACCATGCGTAGGTAGAACGGTTGATGTTACCGTAAGTCTGTAAGTTTGTACCATCATCAATAGCACCTGGCAATCCAATGAACTGCTGAGTGTTAGTGTAGTTGTTGTACAAAGCAGTAGCCATCGCATCCATCATCACATTGGTTGCATCATTCATACGAGCTTCAATCAAAGGAATGATTGCGTAGTCTTGTTGAACAGCACCTTCCATACCGAGGAACGGTACAGGAGCGATCATGAGCTTGAGGTTAAATTCAGCGTTAAATGCACCTTGCTGAACTGCTGGCTGGTTAAATGAACCAGAGTAGTCAGACCACTGTGCGTTAACAAACTGTGCGCCTTGTACTGGCACGGTTACTTGGGATACACCGCCTGAAGCCTGTTGACTATTTGCAATCAACGCAGCCATCAAGGGCGTACTATTGTAAAGCTGTACGACCAGCTTGGGGATAAACGCTCTACGAGTTACATAAGTAAGTTCGTTGTACTGCGATGATCCTGACGCTGGAACTATTCCGCCACCTATTGGCATAATAATTCTCCATTCAAAGTAAATATCCCCTATTTACTGCTGTTTAAATACCAATTGGTCGAGTGTTCTTGCGTAACTCGCCCAATGCTTTTGCTGCTTCATCCCTTGCGCCCATCTGTGGGTTCTTCCAATACTTAGAAAGGTCAAACTTGCTGATAGCACTTGGGTTATATCCCATTGCCGAATTGGAAGTGGGAGTTGCTGCTTGTTTCATCCAATCGAAGTACTCTGCTGCTGTATTGTGATCGGTCACACCCTTTTCGAGCATAATTTTTTCAATTTCAGCAATTTCTTCTTCAGTGCGACCTAATTTCGCTCTGCGTCTTTGGAGTTCTTCTTTGGCATCTCTTTCACGCAATTGTGATTCCAGTTTCATTACTCGTTCTTCAGCAGAAGAAATTTTCTTCTCTGTGTAGTCCTCGATCTCTAATTCTGGAATAGACAATTCAGGCTTAACCTGTTTTGTCATGCGTAAAAATTGTTTGCGTGTTTGTGGATTGTCAGCCAATTGCTTAGCCAACAAAGCCAATTCATCACGCTGTTCAAAAGATAGATCTTCTAAGCTCATAATTTATCCCCTTTCGAGATTAGATAACTTTCTTGGTGTCACCAGGATGTGACATATTCATCATATTCTTGTAGCCAGCTTTAGGAGCAGCAGACAAGCCACCAAACTCTGAATAGCGTGGAGTATTGATAACTTGACCGTTCTTCTGATTGTTGTCAGTTGGTCTGCGTGGTAAAGCAGCGCCACGGGGTTTAAAGAGTTCCATAATGATTCCTTACATTTGTGGAGTTGCGGAAGGTGCGCCACCTGGTAAACCGCCACCTGTAGGTGGAGGAGGTACTGGAGTGGACATACCTGGGATTGTTGGTGCTTGTGCCATTGCTTTGCCTTCAGCCGTTGCACCACCAGCTTGGGGTAATGTTTGCAACATCTGCATAATCTCAGTAGGTTGCAATTCGTTAGTCTTGGATTTCTTAGGTCCAATAACTTTGTTGATTGTGCCGATTGCATTAAGGATTGA